TCAGATGTGCCTAAGAGTGGTTATGATATCACTAATCTTTATACCGTTCCAGTTACACAAGAAGGACAACCAGGTGACCCGCTGGGCGTACTAGCCAGTTCCAATGCTAATGTTTCTAGCAATACCTATTCAAGTACCAGCCTAGTGACACCAAGCGATAAAGTCAAGGGTTATCTAACCAGTGATGCATTCCCGCCAAACGGTGCCACAGTGGCTGCTGGTATAGTATATCCAGCAAGTCCAGTAGTAGGTGATTACTTCTTGAGACTGGATTACGTGCCTAATAGGCTGTTCCGTTTTGATGGACGCCGTTGGGTCAAGATAGAAGATGGCCTACGTACCAATCTTACTCCAGGTGCTACCAATACCACACAGCGCAGTGGCTTTGTCAACAATCCAGATGCTAACTATGCCAACGCACTTGTTTGGGACGCGATACGTATCAGCAGTGGTGCATACACACCTGCGGCTAATGCACAGACACTATCTTTTACCTTGGCTTCTAAACAGGTAGTGACCAAGACTAGATTCAACAGCATCTATGGTGTAAAAACCAAACTTAACAGCAAGATCATCACCAACACCATAGCTAACACAGCAGGAAATATTTCATTTACAGTAACCACAGCGTTAAATACCAATGATGTGTTAGAATATACGATTTACGGTAATGTCTCCTATCAACGACAAAGCCTAAGTGATGCATTAAGACCTACGGCGGATAACTAATGGCAGCCTTACAACAATATTTTTATGATGGGCAGATCGAGCGATTCCTAGCCCAGTTTATCCGCATGGTATCAGGATTCCAAGTAGAATTTGGTCAAGATCGCAGCGGTAATACAACCTTGCAACGTGTGCCTGCTTACTATGCCGACGGCAGCCGACAGGTTGCACAAATACTCACTAATGCTAGTGAAAATGCCACGCCAACTGTTCCGGCTATGACTGTGTATATCAATAATATAACCTATGATCGTGACCGAGTGCAAGAACCCAATTTCGTTGGTAAGATGAGCATTCGCCAACGTTATTACAATGAAGACACAGAAGAATATGAAGCACGACAAGGTAATGCATTCAGCATCGAAAGACTGATGCCTGTGCCTTATACCCTGGAACTCAAATTAGATATCTGGACATCAAATACCAAACAGAAACTACAACTATTAGAACAACTGATAGTATTGTTCAATCCAGCACTTGAAATACAATCAACAGACAATTACATAGATTGGACCAGCCTTACTGCCGTCTATCTCGAAAGTCCAAATTGGTCCAGCCGATCAGTACCAATTGGCACTGACAATCCCATAGATGTGGCTACTTTAACATTCAAGTTGCCTATCTGGATTAGTTCTCCTGCAAAAGTTAAGAAACTGGGTGTCATACAAAAAATCATAGCCAGCATACACGACAGCGATGGCAATCTCAGCGAAGACGTGTATAATGACACTAATCTCATGGGCACAAGGCAGTATTTTACACCTCTTGACTATGGTGTGCTATTGATTGGTAACACCCTGACCTTGCTGAAATATTCCGAGTTTGAAGATCCTAGAGATCCACCCACTGATCTCACACCTAAACAGCCCGTAACTGAAACACCAGTTAAAGTTGGCACCAGGGACACTTGGCGCAATCTTATCAATGTCTATGGTGTACTAGAAAATGGTGTCAGCCAAGTAAGATTGCTAACACAAGACGGTATAGTTGAAGTGGTTGGTACTGTGAGCTTCCATCCCACAGATGACAGCCTGCTGATATTTAACGCAGATATTGACACGTATCCAACCAATACTTTAAGTCCAATAAATGCCATCATCGATCCTCGCAAGGTAGATGTTTCAAGTGGTATCACCACACCAGCTGCTGAAACCAGATATTTAATCTTGCATGATATCGGAAGTTTTGATAATGCGCCGGGCGAAGGCCCAGCGGCTTGGCAAGGCTCCGGAGGTATAGATCTAGTAGCACATGCCAACGATATCATACAGTATGACGGTACCAAATGGTCTGTGGTATTTGACAGCCGAGGTGCTACTAGTGTACAATATGTAAGTAATCTAAATACTGGAACTCAATATAAATGGAATCTCGATCAGTGGGTGAAGAGCTGGGAAGGCGAATATAAGGCAGGATATTTTACTTTAGTTCTTTAATTTACATTTTTCATTATGCCATCTTTGAAAATTTCCTGCATCAATAGTGCTTAAACAATACTTACATTGCACATATTTTTTAGATATTGGATTTTTTCTAAGTTTCTCTGAAAGCATTTTTTTTACTTCTGTGCTATGAGTTTTTCCGTACATTGGATTTTTTTCTTTAACTAATTTACCTTTCATTGAGATTGACATTTTCTTTAAGGTTTCGATAGATCTAATCTTTCCATAAGATGGATGATTTATTCCTATTCTATTATTTTTATTTATTGCCCAACTATCTCTAAGTTTTTGTTTAGTTTCTTCGGAACGTTTTTTACCAATATGATTATTATTTCTTTGTAATAATTGCCATTCTTTGTTATTAAACAGATTGGCTTTAGCAAATTGTATTTTGAGTAATTCATACTTTCTACCCGTTATTTTATATCTATTTTGATTTTTTGAATTTGACATCATTTTATTAACTGCAAAAATCATTTTATTTTTTGCTTTACCGTTAACCATTTTAGTAAGTAACCAATGACAAACAAAATGTTGCCTGCCTGTTAATTTAATTATATTAGATTGATTATCTGTCCCCCCAATACTCTTAGGTATGATATGATGTTTTTCTGTGTATTCATTATTAGAGATTGAAGTTGCTGAATTTATTATGTTATAATAAAGTTTAGTATATTTGTTATTAATAAATAGCATTTAAGGATCCTTATATTTACTTATGTCTATAATACAAAAACGGTCTATGGACTCTGGTCTTATAGAAAGCGTTGGGGCGTTCATCTACTGCGTAAAAACCCGCCGTTACTTATTTTTACTTCGTAACAATACCAAATATGCAGGCACCTGGGGAGTAGTAGGTGGCAAGGTTGAAGCAGACGAACAGATAATCGAAAGCCTATCAAGAGAAATTGAAGAAGAATTAGGTGGCAGTATACATGATGCTAGGATCATACCCATAGAAAAATTCACCAGCGACAACGGTAATTTTACCTATCATACCTTCATAGTGCCAGTAGACAATGAGTTTGTGCCCTTGTTGAACAAAGAACATCGTGGGTATTGCTGGGTAAGTCTAGAAGATCATCCTAAACCTTTACATCCTGGAGTTTGGCGTACTATTAATTTTAGTGCTGTGGCCAGCAAGATTAAAACTTTAGAAACTATTTTATAGATCTGCTTCTGTAACTAGTCCACGGAAATTGATTTGTCTAAGGTTAGTCAATGATTTCCATGCTTCGGGCGTAGATCTCCTTCCCGAGTCAGTGACCCGCACAAAATCTACATCATCATAGACACTGCATAATTTAGCTATATTAGCTATCCATTTCTGATCTGATACATAGTGATCTACCGCATCATAGCCATTGGTTCCAGCATAGATATTGTTATTGACACCTGGTGTATCTTGCCCATTGAAACCTATGAGGTATATCTTCTTATGGCCATCGAATGCAGCTATATACGCTGCCGTGGTTCCCGCATCACCATAAGGATCATGTGGTATCAGATAGAATTTTCTAGGAAACTCTAAGCTGATGTCTACACGGGTATAGACAATATTGGTGTTAACATATGGTGATCTTGATATTTCTTCTGCTAATTGCCTAGTGGTTACCACTAAGAAATTAGGAGTATATTCTCTATAAAAAGCGTTGCAGGCATAGCTCTGTAGGGTGCCTGCGCCTAAAAGTCCGCTTTTTTTGTTGAGTATGTGCTGTATGGGCATGCCTTGGCGGCCGGTCCCATTACCAAATACCACCGCACGGTTTGATATTTGATTGTTTATAACATTGTTAGGCACATGTTCTGTGGTAGTGTCCCATACACCATTGGTCAGTACACGTTCCTGTATGATATCCTCACCGGTGTAACCTGCGCGATATAATTTTGAATTTAAATGTAGCATTATATGTATGTTCTCTAGATTACACTATATAAGTGGTTAACAGCTTGATGTTAGCGTTCTGAGCACCACTAGGTGTGTAGAATAATCTCACAGTTCCGCTGCTGATATTTGATTGGAACGTACCTGGTATCGTGCTGAGCACTGCATAGGTAGCTATGTTTGAAGTAGCATCATCATGAGATACTAAAAGCTCAGCTGCTGACACACCTCCACCATTCACGACCTGCACAGTGTATCTAGCAGTAGTAAACGCACTTACGCTGAAACTGTCTAGTTCTCTTAGATTAGTGTCAGGTACAT